AAGTTAGCCATTATTTTTCATAAATAGCAATTATATAAAAATAAAATTAGATTCCTCAACTAAATCATCAAAAGCATATCGAGTTGCGTCGATTAAATGGTTGTATTTATCGATAGGAGTATTACTTTTCCTGTCATTCCAGACATAATTGTTTAGCTCCTTAACATAATTCTTGCCCTCAACAATAAAATGATAGTTAGCCATCCTTGCAATACCGTTTTTTATGCTGTCTTTTCCTTTTTTACATGGTACAACATTAAATCCAGCTAACTGCAATTCACTTATCAAACGAGGTTCAGCATTATCTGCTACTATTAAGTCATTTTGGTCAACTATATTGGTTAGTAAATCAATTATTTCATTAGTTCCTAAATGCTGTTTATATAGATATTCTTTTAAATATAAATTATTATCTTTTACGGCAACCTTAACTAATGTTGTGGGGTCTGTTACATAACCAAAATCCATTCCCCAAATAAAAGGTAGCGACTCATCAAACTCTCCTATTTCCCAATCATTAAATATAACTCCTTCAGCTTTATTTAGCCACCCTCCAAGTATCATGTGTTTATACTTTACTGGATTTCTAGCCTTTATAGACTCAACACTTTTTATAAATGAATCATCTAAATTCTCTAAGTTGTCTAGGTAAGTTGTATGAATGTAAGTGGTATCTTCATAGACACCATTAAAGCCTTCATTAACACCTCTATTTTCAAAGAATTTCTTATATATCCAATGCTCTTTAGTTGATGGGTTTAATATTAATACAATTTTGTTATAAACTCCTTTAGTTCTAATTGATAAATCTATTTTATCAAAATTACTTTCGCTTTCTTCTTCCTCAGCTTCATCATATACCCACGTGGTAATTCCTTGTAAAGATTTTAAAGCTGCCGTTTGGTTTCCAGAAGACGTTTTAACACCTTTGAATATTATTGAGCTCCCTGTGCTTATATTAACAATAGAATCATTTGTTACTTTGAAATGATGCCCTACATTAAGCAGTTCTATCTTCTCAATAAATTCTGGTATTATAGAAATCTTTGCACTCGTTAATGTGTATCTAGTAAACAGAATCTTTTGATTAGACTCAAAGGTAAGTACACATAAGTAAAGAGCAACGCTAAAAGACTTGGAACTTCCTCTTCCACCAGTAAGTAAACAGTATCTAGTGTCTTTTTTATTTAATGGTTTAAATTTATCGTGAATTTTAATCTTCATCTGTTTTATAAAAGACTATTTGAGTTGGCTCTAAAGAATCCCCGTTAGTGGTTACATCAACACTTTCCTTAGGCTTGCCCCATCTGTATTGAAAATATAATTGGATAGCTCTAAAGTCACCCAAATTAACTAATTTACGCAACTCTTTAATTACGCTATCACTTTCAATTATATTATCTAATCTTTCAATTAGTTTTGTTTCGTCTGTTTTACATGGTCTACCTGCTCCAGCGTTACCGCCTTTCTTTGCACCATTATTTTTTCGTCCATCCATATCAATATAAAATCATTTAATTAATCCTTTATCTTATCTAATAACCTACAAAGTTAATCATTATTTTTTTAATTAAGGCTTATATTCTCAAAAGTAATAAAGCAATCATTATATTCTAATGTCATATCATCTATTTCAATAGTAGTCCATTCGCAATCTTCACCTTCGTATTCTCTAAGCTCTTCTAGAGTTGCATAAAAGCCTTCTAATGGATTACTAAGACTTTCTGCTATATTTATATCAAGCTGAGAATATGGGACGAACACGAGAAAAGTCATTTTATCAAAGTTAAGTAGTCTAAATACATTTTAAGATGATTTATTGCTTTTTTAATATCCTCTTCTTCATCATCCTTTTTACCACTTCTCAATATATATTCAAGTGCTGATGCTTTACAATGGCTCAACTCAAAATCATGTATTACATCTATTGCTTTAATTCCTTTGTACTTTCCAAGATAATAACTTGGCGTGTTTCCTTTTACATAATTATTCTTATTTTCCTCGCTTCCTTTTGTTTTGTATTCGTAAATCATATTATAATTATTTAAATTTAGTTTCACTATAATCTTCAATTAACATCGGTACGGCTATTGCCTCTTTTCCATCTATTACAACACCGCAGCCTATTGCTGGTTTTTTACCTGCTTTAGCATATCCAAATGCGTACGCCTCATGGTCAATTCCAGAACCAACTTGCATTCCAAATACTCGATTCTTTCGACCTACAACATATTCAACATAAAGTTGAGTGTGTAAGTGACCTTGTACAACACTTTGCAAATCTGCTTTACATTTACCTCTCGCAGTACCTCCTTCGCCATGAGCATACAGTACCCCATTTATTTCTAACTCTGTGTGAAATCTCCAATTAGGAACGCCTAGCACCTCATTGTAATCTCTAATCCATTCTTTAGGAACTCCTCCAGATTGTGCTTTACGCATTATCAGTCGACTATGGTTGCCTATGATGACATCTACGTCTGGAAATTGTTTATAATATCTAGCCAATCGTTTCTTAGCAAAAGCTAACTCATCACCGCCCCCCATAGCATTTGCATCTGTTTCATGATAACTACTGAAGTGATTATCTAACTCGTCACCAATATGAATAACTCTATTACAATTATACTTTTCATAGGTATTTACTAAGAAATCTAAGTAAGTATCCAAATCGAATGGACAATGCGTGTCCCCTATGATTAGTATGTTTTCAACCTCTTTTGTTCGATGTTTTCTTATTAATTCTTGTTCTTTTGCCGATAATCGTGGTCTGTACCCTACTTTTTCCATTTTGTAAATATAACAATTATTTTTTTAATTATTAAAACAGCATTAAAACGCTGTAAAGCTCGTTGTTATTATTTTATTTCTATTATTTCTTTTATTTCATTTCCATAACTAACGGCTACTTTAAAACCTTTGCTTTTTAATTCATATAATCTGTATTCTTGTAAAGGACTTAATTTTCCATTCAATACTTTACATTCAATAAAATAAACTTCATTTTTTTTAATTGCTAAAATATCTGGTATTCCATTTTTATTAGTTCTAATTAATTTTAAAACGTAATAACCATCTTTTTCTAAGTTTTTAATTATTTTATTCTGGTAGTTCGATTCTTTCATATCTCACTTAATTTTAATTGATAAGCATTGCTTGCTTCTATTTCATCGGTGAAATATCCTAAATATTTTTGTTTACCGTTTATTGCTATATAAGCTGCCCATTTTTTATTCCGTTTATGCCATGCAACACCAGTATATTTTGAAGAACTTTTTAAATGTTTATGGTTTGAGTTTTCTCTAGCTGTAACTATTTCTAAATTAGAAACTTTATTGTTTAATTTATCTAAGTCGATATGGTTTACTACTAGCTTATAACCGCAAGGTGTATGATTTAAGAAAGCCTCAGCCACTAATTGGTGGACTGTTTTTGTTTTACGTTTACCATCTTTAAATAAACCAAGTTGGTGGTATCCACTAGCAGCAACTGACATTTTTAAAATCTTTTCTTTATTTGTTTTTCTATAATTTAAACTTTTTACTCTTCCCAAGTTTGACACTTGATAAGACCCTTTATAACCTTTTACATCTTTAAATACCTCCATAAATCAAAAAACCCAATAAATCAAAGTTCGCAGGCTTATCATTATTGGGAGTTTTATAAATTTCTTAAACGTGCTGCGAATCACAAACCAAATATACTAAAATAAAGTCGTTTTACCAATGTCTTTATTAATTAATTTTTCATAAAATCTACTAGTGAAATTTTTCTTTTTTGAAACTGCATTATAAATTTCTTTTTCAATACCGCAATCGGAAAAAATCCAGTAAACATCACCAACTTTACTATCAATTGTTGTCATTCTATCTCTCGCTTGCCAATAAGTAGTGGCGGAAAAGTCAATATTGTAAAAGACTAGACTATCAGCCTTATCTAATTTGACGCCTTCTCTTCCACTTAAAAACTGCAACGCTAGAGTCTTATCCGTAGTATTAAACTCCTCAATATTTTGAGTTATATCGAAGTGTTTCTTCAATAACTCCAACTCTGCTTGGAATTTATAGAAAATAGCAATCTTTTGATCTTTGAAATAATCTTTAATAAATGATGCTTTAGATTCGTCAATAATAATAGATTTTCCACTTTCCTCTAATATACAAGTTCCAGAACTTAGTTGGTGTATTTTTTGCATTT